TAACAGGTACCCCTGCCTCCCAGTCGCCCGTAGATGCCTACGGCTTGGCTAGATTGGTAAGCCCAGAGCGAGTGCCTAAATATGTCAGCACGTTCAGAGATTCTGTGATGTCTAAAGTTAGCACCTTTCGATGGGTCGTAAAACCCCACGCGGAAATGGTGGTACATGAAGCCTTGCAGCCGGCCATCCGGTTCACCAAAGAACAATGCTTGGACTTGCCTGAAATGACTTATGTCACCCGTAACGTAGAGCTTAGCCCACAACAGCAGAAGTACTACGAGTTAATGCGTAAAGAGATGTTAATTAACGCAGCTGGCGAACAAATCACCACAATCAACGCAGCTGCAAACTTGAACAAATTACTACAGTTATCAGGCGGTGCGGTCTACGCAGATAACGGAGAAGTAGTGGCCTTCGATGCAAGTAACCGCCTAGCTGTGCTTAAAGAAGTTATTGACGAAGCGAGCCATAAAGTTCTTATATTTGTGCCGTTTAGGCATACGATTGAGATTGTGGCTGAAGAACTGCGTAAAGATTACACCGTAGACGTCATCCATGGTGGTGTATCAGCCGGCAAACGCACAGAAATATTTAAGCGGTTCCAAGAAACAAAAGACCCTCGGGTACTAGTTATACAGCCCCAGGCGGCTTCTCATGGCGTGACCCTCCACGCGGCAGACACGATTGTGTATTGGAGCCCAGTAATGTCAGTAGAGACTTACTTACAAGCAAACGCCCGAGTACATCGTGCGGGGCAACAAAATAAGACCACTGTATTCCACTTACAAGGCAGTCCTGTAGAGCGCAAAATTTATAGGATGTTACAAGAAAAAGTAGATATTCATACAAAAGTCATTGACTTATACGGGGAACTACTTAGTTAACTTTGTTAAAAAATACTTGACATTGTTAATATACGTTCTAAAATGGGTACAACAAAGGAAAAAATTATGGAACCAACAACAGAAAAATTAATTGAAACATACATAAAAATCCGCGATGCTAGGCTGGCTAAAGAAGCCGCCCACAAAGTGGAACTAAAGAACTTTGACGACCAGCTAGATGTTATTAGTAAAGAACTTTTGGCTCGTTGCGAAGAAGTGGGTGGTAACATCACTACCCCCGTAGGGTACGTAAAGCGTCGTATTTCGCGCAATTACTGGACTAACGATTGGCAGTCGCTTTACAGCCTTATTAAAGAACACGATGCATTCCATTTGTTACATCAGCGGATATCAAACAAAGCGATGCAAGAGTTCTTAGAAGAGCATCCCGATATCACGCCGGCAGGTTTGAATGCGGATAGTGCATATGTTGTAACCGTAACACGTAAATAAATTTCAAAGGAGAAGTAAACATGAGCGAAATGACTCTATTTCAAGGCGGTATTCCCGCCCATTTAAAAAACGCACAACTTGATGAGGCAACAAAAGCCTTGATGGGTGCACAAACTAACAAGCCGCAAGGCGAGGTTAGCAAGCGTATTTCAATCAAAGCCGGTGTATTCCGTATGATTGTGGACGGTAAAGAAATTGCTAAGAACGAAGAGCGTGCGATGCCTATCATCATTGCGGCGGCGGCACCTAACGATGCGCGTACTTTCTACGCAAAAGCGTTTGAAGAAGGCCAACCTGTTTCAGCGCCTGATTGTTGGTCTGACGATGGTAAGGTTCCTAATGCACGTGCAGAGAGCCCACAAGCATCTCGTTGCTTGGACTGCCCAAAGAACATGAAAGGTTCATCAGGTCGTGGCGACACTAAAGCATGTAAGTACAGCCGTCGTATTGCTGTATTACTAGAGAACGATACTAAAGGCGAGTTGTTCCAACTGACAATCCCAGCAAACTCATTGTGGAGTTCAGATAATGGCAAGCTAGGTATCAAACCTTATGCAGAGTTCCTAGGTGGTCATGGCTTGAACGTAACACAAGTTGTTACTGAGATGCGTTTTGATACAGCGAGCTCATCACCTAAGCTACAGTTTAAGGCACTACGTCCTTTGACAGAAGAAGAAATTGTATTGGTGCAACAACAAGGTAAATCACCTGCAGCGTTAAAAGCAATTGGTAGTACTGCAGCGGAATTAGATGGTGCCAAGTTACTTGCACCGGCGAAAGCGGAAGCTACGCCAGCCCCTAAAGTCGAGACCGAGCCGGTTGTTAAAGAACCAGTGAAGCGTGAAAAATCGACAGCCGCGCCGAAAGACGTGAATGCTATTTTGGACGATTGGGCTAAATAAGAAAGGTTTGGGGCAAAAGCGGATGCTAACTGCAAACAGCTACCGACTCTAGCGTTAGTGCAGCGAGTAGCCCCTCTTAAAAACTATGCACGGATATACACTATTACTAGCAGATACCATAAAGCGAGCGCCTAGAAACAAATTAGGTGTCCGTCTTGGTAGAGCATGCTTAGCAGCAAATGTGTCAGTTGTTGAGGTATCAGATTACTTTGGTGTTTCCCGACCGACAATCTACTCATGGTTCACTGGGCGTAGCAACCCACGTGATCGCCAAGAAAAAGCAATCGAGCAGTACATAAAAAAATTGGCGTAAAGCCTTATTACAAACTGTTTTTATAAAAGTGAGCGTATGACCTCAAGGAATCTCTTTCTCTCCGCAGTTCTGGCAGACCAAGGTCTGTACTGCGTAGTAGGGCTCAAGAAGGGAACCCCGAGGCAACAATTTGTTAACACGATCGATGAGGTAGATAGCCTTATCACTAGTCTGGTAGAACAGGGGTTTGATGCATACTTCGGTTGCGCAAAGTTCGAAACAGATGAAGGTCGTACTACAAAGAATGCTAAGTGGTTTAAAGCGTTTTGGCTCGACCTAGATTGTGGCGAAGGAAAGCCATATGAAGGGCAGTCTCAGGCATTAGTTGGACTTCGTGATTTTTGTAAGGCTACTGGTATGCCTAAACCTATGATCGTTAATTCGGGTCGTGGTGTGCATGCGTACTGGACGTTGACAGAAGTTATTGGTTATAACGAGTGGAAGCCTGTTGCAGAGGCATTAAAAAAACTCTGTACGGCAAATAACCTACATGCTGACCCTGCAGTCACTGCAGATGCGGCTCGAATTCTACGTGTTCCTGAAACACTAAACTTTAAGAATCTTACTGATCCATACCCAGTGGCATTGATGTCGATGGCTGAACCGATATCGTATGCTGAATTTAAAGAAAAAACTGGCGCAGATATTATGGCTAACCTACCGGTTACCAAGCGTCCATTAGATGCGACTACTCGTGCATTGTTAGGCAACAACGTATCAAGATTTGCCAGCATCATGATTAAAGCCAAAGAAGGGAAAGGTTGTGCACAGCTTAGTCATATTTACAACAATCAAACAACAATCGAGGAACCTCTTTGGAGATCTGGACTATCTATCGCTCAGCACTGCATGGATAGGGATGAAGCAATACACCGTATTTCGAACAAGCATCCAAGCTACAGCGCACAAGAGACTGAAGAAAAAGCTTCCGCAATCCCAGGCCCGCATTCCTGCGTTACGTTTGAAAAACTCAACCCAACGGCGTGCGAGGGTTGCCCGTTCCGCGGAAAGATTACTTCTCCAATTCAGTTGGGTACCGAGATCGCCGAGGCAACTCCAGAAGATAATATTGTTGTTATTAAAAACGAGACCCTCGGGCAAGAAGTCACAGTGGAGATTCCTCAATACCCCTTTCCATATTTTCGCGGAAAAAACGGAGGCGTCTACAAGCGTGGTATCCCAAACCCCGAAACGGAAGACGATGCGGAGGACACACTAGTGTATGAAAACGACTTTTATGTAGTTAAGCGTCTAGAAGACCCTGAGTTAGGTGAAATGGTTTGGATGCGTTTGCACATGCCTCGTGATGGCATTCGTGAGTTCTCCATACCACTGACCAGCGTGCTGGCTAAAGACAAACTTCGTGAAGTAATTGCTGCAAAAGGTGTTGCAGCGCTTGGCAAACAAATGGACTTAATTATGGCTTATGTAACTAAATGGGTTAAGGAATTACAAACAATGGAAATCGCAGAGAAATCTCGCATGCAATTTGGGTGGACCCCCGAGAATACTTTTATTATTGGCGATCGTGAGATCAAGGTTGGTGAAACAGTGTACAGCCCACCATCATCAGCGACTGCTAACTACGTGCCGGTCTATTCTAAAAAAGGCACCCTTGAAAACTGGAAACGTGTGGCCAACTGGTACAACCGCCCCGGTATGGAAGCCCGTGCATTTAATTTATTTGCTGGTTTTGGCACACCACTACTAAAGTTTACTAATCTAAAAGGGGTTCAAATCCACTTAACGGATGATGGCTCTGGTACAGGTAAAACAACCATCGAGATGATGATTAACAGCATCTATGGCCATCCTGATGAAGCGATGTTGTTGGAACAAGACACGTTCAAATCAAAGATGCACCGCATGGGTACGGTTCAAAACATGCCTATCTGTATTGATGAAATTACAAATATGCCTAACGAAGAAGTCAGTAACTTGGCGTACATTAGTACACAAGGTCGTGGTCGTAACCGCATGATGTCGCAGTCAAATAGCGAGCGTATCAACAATACAACTTGGGCTTTGATTCTTTGGACTTCAGGCAATCGTTCCGTGCATGATGTGTTGTACAGCATGAAGACCTTCCCAGAAGGCGAGTTGATGCGTGTGGTTGAGATTAATATCCCTCGTGACAACACCATGACCAAGGAAGAAACCGACGAGCTTTGGGGCATGATGTTTGAGAACTTTGGTGTGGCCGGTGAGAAGTACATGGAGTACGTTGTAGCTCACCAAGAGTCAATCAAGGAACGCATCAAACAAGTCCAAGCTAAATTTGACCAAGATGCTGGCTTGACTCAGCGGGAGCGTTTCTACTCTGCCTTGGCTGCGGTAGCGATTGTAGGTGGTATGATTTCCAAAAAGTTAGGATTGCATGACATCGAGATGGCTCCGGTTTACCAGTGGGCGATTGATTATTTCATGATGGCAAAAGGTTCAGTTAGACCTAACTCCATGAACCCACTAGACCAGTTGGGTATCTACCTAAATGAGCATAACCAGAGCTTGCTAGTTATTAATAGCGAAGTTGATAGCCGTACGCACATCGAACAGGCACCCATACAGATGCCCCACCGAGAGTTGTTGACCCGTTACGAGCCGGATACTAAGCTATTATTTATTAGCACAAAGCACTTCCGTGACTGGTGTACCAAAAACCAAGCGTCTTACAAAGCGATCAGTGAGTCTTTGGCCAAAGACGGTGTTGCAAAGTTAAGCGTTAAAAAGCGTTTGGCCAGAGGCACTAAGCTAAACACCCCTGCTATTAATACAATAGTGATCGATACCCGCCAGGTGGATGGGTTTGATATGGAGGAATTTATCCCAAATGATGGTGATACTAAATGAGGGGGTCGAAGTACACATTGAGTGGCATCTCCTTAAACCGGGGTCGTCTTTCTTTGTACCAGCAATTCAAACAACGCAACTGGCACGCTCGGTTAGAAAGGCTGCCCTTGAGAAAGGCATCCGACTCACGCATAAAGAGTGCATCAGTAATGGTATGTACGGAGTAAGGTTCTGGAGAGAAAAGTGAAAACAATCATTCATGTTAATCAGCACGTTATTAAAGCTAACCGAAAGACTGGGGCACAAGATCCGGTTCTAACAGTAAAGACGTACAAATCAAATACTTATGCACATGAAGTGTCTATAAATGGCCCATCCAAAGTGGTCTATTCCGCGGATAAACCTTTATCTTGCGGTGCTCATGTCTGGATAGAAACACAGGCAGAAGTAACTGTTTTGTCTTAATCGTGGTACATTTGGAGTGCGTCAGGAAACTGATGCATTTCCTTTGTGGTTTATTTAGCGCCCCTCCCCGGGGCGCCTTTTTACCTTGAAATACCGGCCTTCTCAGTGATAGCATACCCTTGGCGGGATGTGCGGTCATACATCTCCATCAACTTATTAATTTGAACCCGTTTAGTTTCTGGGTCCATGCCTTTAGAGGCTTCAATCTGATTAACACGGGCGCGGATCTTAGCCATATTA